CCTATAGGGTCAGGACGTTGACTTGAGATTCCCGTAAGGAGTCCTGCAATATCTTGTCTAGCCATTGTTGTTTTCCTTAATAATCTGATAAGTCTAAATTAGCTAAATAGTCTTCTTCGCTAGGGCCACTAATGCCTGCAAGTAATTGCTCAGGAGTAAGCCCCATGTTATCTGCAAACATTAACTGAGAAGCTGAAGCACTAGGAGAGGAAGACTTGTCTTTATTAAAGTAATCTAAAATAGAACCTAATAAGCCCCCGCTTCCTGTTAAAGGAGCAGCGTTTGTTCCTCCAAGTATTCTGTTGATTAACTGTTCTTGCGCTGTAGGTTGTTCACCTAACAAAGAAGACAGAAGACCTTGTTGTTGTTGTAGCTGTAAACGATTAGCTAAGTCAGCCCCTTGCATATAGGACTCAATACCGCGGCCTCCAAGTTGAGACTGTAGTTCTACACCAGATAGCTGTCCCGCTTGTTGCATGCCAGCAGGGATCTGACTAGCCTGTAGCAACGACAACGCTTGTTGCTGTGGCATGTAACCAGCACCCAACAGACCACCAGCAATACCAGCAGCTTGTTGTTGCTCTGCCAACGCTTGCTGTCTAGCACCTAAGTTAGCCCGTGCCATAGCCTCCTGTCGTGCAGTCTCCATAGCCAGTAGCTCAGGTGATGCACCGCCATAGGCATCAGAGGACAGTCCTAAGCGACCTTGTGACAGCATACGCTCTTCCAACGCTAGACGCTGACGTTCCTCTTCAGGACGCTGTGTGGCTCTAATGTCTTCGTAGATACCAGCCTGTACAGCAGCAGGGTCAGCCTGTAGTTGACTGAAGAACCCACCAGCTTGTCCCATGATTTGATTCTGTAAAGCCTGTTGCTCTGGGCTTAGTTGTGTAGTAAAGCCACCAGAAGGGTCTGTGCCAACACGTGCCAGGTTGCTAGTGACAGTGTAGGGTTTAAACTGAGCAGCTTCCGCAGCTTGTTGGCCTAACTGTTGTGCCATTCCTAAACCAGTAACGCCTGTTTGATAAGCACCTTCAACACCTTGCTGCCCTAAGTAATACTCACCTGCACCACGTAAAGCATCACCTAAGTTTCCAGTAATTAATCCTCCTAACACAGCACCCCCAGTGACAGCACCTACGTTACCACTTGACGGTGCAGAACCAGCAGCAGGAGCTACCGGATTAAACACAGTAGAGCCTACAGGAACCTGTGTAGGTAGTGTAGTGTTAAAGCCTGTGGCTCCGTAGGGCTGTGCCTGATCCTTTAACATAACCATTAGTACGATCCTCCAGTAATTGTATCAGCCGTCAGTGTGCCTGTGACGTTTACGGTAGCGGCTGTAACAGTACCAGTAAAAGTAGGACTAGCAGTGTCAGCTTTAGTGGCACTGGCAGTAGCAATGTTGTTAAATTCAGTGTCGATCTCTGTACCTCTCACAATCTTAGCAGCATTGCCTGAAGGGAGATCATCCTTTGTAGCAAAGTTAGTTGTCTTAGTGTAATTAGACATTAGATAAGTCTCCCTAGTAGAGCGTGTATGTCAATTCGTTGAATAGAAAAAGCAGCACCATTAACTTCTGCTTCAATACCAATAGTTACTACCTCACCACTACCGCTGGTATTAACCTTTGGCGTGTTGATTAGAATAGAAGAGGTGTACTCTGCTGTAGTGTTATACTCAGAAACACCATACTCACCAAGGTTACTAGAGCCGAATGTAAACGCTTGTTTAGTGTAACTTGATGTGTAGTCATAACCCCAGTTCAATGTAGTAGGTGTATTTTGTCCACCAATGATAGTTAAGTTAAACTTCTTCAGGAACTTCAGGTTAGAAGTATTACCAAAGTCCATAGCATTGCTAAAGTATCTCAGCTCGTACTTAACAGCACCATCCATAAAACCTTTGTACTCTACTATGCCGCTAGAAATACCAATGTATATCTCACCATCCTCTAACACAGCAAACGACAAAGGACGCAGACTAGACCAAGTAGTAGCACGATGAGAGCCATCTTCTAAAGGTGTTCGCATATCAAAGCAATACACAGTGTTGCTGTCTGGCAGCGTCAACAAGTAAAAAGCGTTTTCAGAACTATACAAAGACTTGATAGGATTAGTCTGTAGCGAAACTAAGTGCATTAAGTCAGTGCGTACATTCTTGCTGATGTCACGCATAGGCATAGACTTTTCTTGTACAGTCCTACCAAAGCTACGTACACCTGTCTCAGACAAAAAGATAATGTCAGTGCCTGTGTGCTGTACTGAGTCACGAGCTATGCAGCCAACGCCTTCTATGGTGTCTGTAAGCGTCATAGTAGCAGGAGAGGATGCACCTGAGTACACAAGTATAGACTTCTTACCAAAGATGATTAGAAAGCCATTGTGAGCCGCTAGAGCCGTTATCTCGTCAAAGCCTGTAGGCCATACAGTAGTAACATCTAACGAACCTGACGTACCACCTGTCCAGTGATGACCATTAAGCAGGTCAGACCAGTAAACAGTGTGTTTATTACCTGTAACATCGGCTGCCCAGAGTCTACCATAGGCTGCTAAAACTTCATTAGCCTCTGGTGGTGTGCCTGTTGCATGGCCGTGTGCTGAATGTTCTTCCAACACAAACGAACCATCATGGTCTGTGCCTAGTACATACTCGTGATCTCTTTGGAATAAGTAAACATGATCGTTTAAACTAGCAGCTTTCCAGTTATTAGCTGTAGGAGTGTACCCTGTTGGTGTAGCATCCGTTAGTGTTGTAGTGCCTGTAAATAATTTATTATTACCTGCTGATATAACATACTTATCACCAGAGTTATCAATAAACTCGTATACAGTTTCTATACCACGGCTGCTGCCTAACACACTAGCACCGTTGGTGGAGACTTCTTCCCATCCCTTACGCGCACCAATACGGCCTAATTGGTCAATAACACAGTTGTCTGCAATAGACGCAAACGATGGATTACCGCCTACTGGAGAGTCCTGTGTGTTAAGACCAAAAAACCCTGGAGCTGCTACTGTAATGTTCTGTAGTTGTTGTGCCATTTACGAATACCAGATAGTTTCTTCAGGATGTTGTGACGCATCAATAGCAATAGCGTCTGCCAAGGTATTATCTGCTAGTGCAAACAACTCTGCTGCGCTAGTGCCTCCAGTTTCTCCACGCTCTCTAGCACCTAATGCAGTGGCTAGTTGAATAACTGGTGAGGAAGGCACAGTCATCTTATCTGCGTCTTCTGTAAAGTCTGCTGTACGTAAGACCACGTTAAAGCGTAGCTGAAATACTCCGCTAGGCTTAGGGTAAACATCAACAGCGTTGTCACCATTAGCGTCTACACCGTTAAAGCTATAGAACTGTGGAGAACCAATAGGCGGTGTCTCAATCAAGAAAGACTTGTCCATCCAACGAGAAGACTTATAAGTCATAAACCAGTCTGAAGTGTCGTTAATAACATCTAACAGCTTCATTCTATTCTGTGAGCCTGTCAGTACATAGTTAAACGTGTCTGCTGTGGTTGATACAGTCAGTGTAGTACGTAGAGCAGTCCAATCATAAGCGTCTTCTACGGTACGCTTTGCATCATTGACAAACTCACCAATAAGTTTAGAGTACGAATTCTGACTGACAGTAGTTACTTCGTTCTCCCGCAGTCTGCGTAATACGCTATTAACAAGTTGTAAGTAAGTCATTAGAAAATGTAACTCCGTGGTTGTTGCTCATAAATTGTGCCTTCAAAAAAGCCATCAGATTCCTCTGTAGAATCTGGATATGTTAGTTCTAATTCTAAAGAGTCATTAAAAGGATTTGCTTCTAGGTCTACATACTCTTGTTCATTAGGATATGATATGCCTATCTCTGTTTCAAACTTAAATAACTCATCACCAAACAAAGCATCTGTTGTCCGTGTAGCAGAAGGCTGTGTTGCTGGAGCAGCTGTTTCAGACACCAGCCTAAACTGACCTAAGTTGGGGTTTAAGTTAGGTATGTTAATATCAGGCAGTGCTTGTCTAATAGTAGTATCTAAAGCAGAAGCAGCGTCTCCAATAGGCTGTATAACAGCATCATCAATAGCTTTAGCTACTTCTCTAGTAGGTTGTATAACAGCTTCGTCAACGGCTTTACCGCCTGCTCTAACAACATCTTCAGTTGTTCTACCCGCTTGTCTAATAGCCTCTTCAATAGGGTCTAAGGCGCTAGTGTCTACATCAGGAATAGCCTCTTCAACAAACTTAGCTGCGGCTGTGCCTATGCGCCCTATAGGACGTACAGCGGCTCTAGCAATGTCTTCAACAACACCTAAGTCAACGTCCATGCCTTCTAAGTTTAAACCACCGCCTTCTGTAACATACTTGCCTAAGCCAGAAACAAGAGCCTCGTCAAAGTCTGCACCGCCAGCTAGTTTATCAACTACTTTAACCATACCTGCTTTAACATCATCAGCTTGGAATCTACCTAGCAAGTCTGAGTCTACAGGGACGTTTTCAAATGCTTTGTCAAGGGCTTCGTTACCAAACTTACCTACAATAAAGCTTGTAGGATCGCCCGTAGCTGCTGCGCTCAATAGACCAACAGAGTCAGCATATCCTAGATTTGCTATGCCTTTACCAGCCGCTGCTGCGCCAGTGGCTCCTGCTTCTGGAGGAACTAACATTCCTGATTTCTGTAGGGCAGGAACAGCTAAAGAAAGATAATCTCCACCATGTAAAGTCTCTCCGCTTATTGCTTTAGCGCCTGTTATAAAACCTTCA